GATATGTTATCTACTGGATCGTGTAGTTGATTAAAAATCTCTGAAATTGCTTCATAAGCATCTTTAAGATCTTCATGAGGTTCAATTTCATTTTCTATTAAATACGCTCGTTCATCTTCTACAAATTTAATTAAGCTATATATATGTTCACTAGATAATCGGATAGTTTTTTTATTCATAATTTATTCCTCATAATCATTAAAGAGCCAATTGTCATGTTGTATTGCTATTACAGCAGGATCAACATAATCAGGTATTTTATCTAAAGTTTTGATAATTTCTTTCTTTATATATGGTATTTGTTCTTTTTCATCAGTAGGTAGAAAAATAGTAATTTGCCTATCTGCTAATTGACATAATAAATCCAATACATGTTCTAATTGTTGTTGGTTCGTGTTCATCCTTTAGCCTCCATTTTTTGATCGTAAGCTTGTTGCCATCTTTCTTGTGCCGAAAGTGGTGGTTCTCCGGTGTAATAATCGTCAATAGCTGCATCAATTGAAGCATCTAATTTGTCAATTACTTCTTGTCTTTGTTTTGGATCGTTAAATTGCTCAATCGTGCAAGTGTCATAAACTTCGCAGCAATAATCAGCTAGTGGATATTGATATATACCCATTTCATCTGGATATTGTTCATCGAAATGAAATAGCCAATCGCCATCAATTGTGAGGTCTTTAGCTTTTGGTATGTCAATACCAGTACGTTCTGCAAAAGCAATACAGAAGTCTTGTGTAATAATTGAATTAGTCATCAGAAAGAAATTCAGGGTTTGCTTTAAAAAATTCTCTAGCATTATCTAAAGATTTTTCATGTTCTTTATCAGTATCAATAATTCGATGAGCTAATGAAACTACCATTTTGGCAAGTTTCATTGATTCATCAAAACTTGCATTAGGATGTTTCTGAGCTAATGCGGTTGCCATTGCTGCAATAGATTCAAAAAAAACATCATGTTTTTCATTGCAATCAGCAACAATTTGATCTCCTTGTTTTTCTTTTGCGGTTTTGCGTTTTGTCATGTCAAATTGTCAGCGGTTTTTTTGTAGTTTTTTTAATTTTTGCAATACATCTGTATATTCTTTAATTTCACCTAAATTATTCTTTGTTGTTCTTGGATCGTCAGAAATTGACTTTAAGTTTTGATTGATATGATTAATAATTTTTTCTGTTGTTTCATGTATTTCTTTATTCCTACTTTTTAGCTCTTTTTGCCCAAATTCCTCTTGATTTTTTCTTAACCATCTATAAGCTGTACGTTCAGATATTTTAGGGATTCTTTTTTCTGGATCGTCTGGATCTGGATCACTAAACTCAGCTAAAATTTCTTCAATTAAATCCTTTTTATTAACACTTCTCATTGCAAAGCCTTCCTCATCTTCATTATCTCTATATATCTCTTGAATGATGGCATTTACATCATGTTTAACTGATTCATAAGTAAATTTCATTGCGTAAACTCCCAACTGCCTACGGTATTTCCATTAAAATCACTAATTTTGCCTTTCATGTTTTCTTGTGGTTCGATATATCCAATATCCTGTAATTTGTCTGAAATAGTCCCTAAGATCCTACAGATTTCAATGCCTGTAAGATCATCGTCAAAAGCTGCATTATCGCAGTTAATAGAAACATTAAAATTCATGATTTATTCTCCATAGCAATTACTTTTTCAGATAAAACAACTACAAAATCTTTAATAGTTTTTAGATCTTCTTTGACGTGTTCTATGTCTTCAATAGTTGCCTTAATTGTTTTTTTTGTGGTTCGCAATTGATCAATCTGATTAGTTAATAACATAACGCAAATGTCATTAAGAAACGCATTGTCAGCTTCATGACGCTTTAATGTTTCAAGAATCTTTTGTAAGTCCCTTTCCATAATTAATAACTCCTTGATATATATTGTTCTTTTTCTAATTGGTCATATATACTCTTACCATTTTCTGTAAGATTTTCATAGCTATGACATAAGCTAGGAGAAAAGTGAAACTTACTTTCCATACGACACCTTCTAATATAATTAGGATCTAAAGCACCACCATAAAAATCAGTAAACCACAGGTGGTAAGCCTTATAAATGTCGAAACGATCAAAGTACATAATTAGGAAGTTAGTAAAGGTGAGTTAGGTTTAATTAAAATTTTGTATTCCCAACAGTCACAAGCTAAAACGCCAATATGGCAAGCATCGTGATATTTCATAAATGAACTTTCAATATATCCGTTTTCATCACTTGAAACGTCAACAAAATTAAAATCAAGATCATCTTGCCAGTGCTCTATAAATCGATTCAATTCAAGTTCATCTTCATCAGTCAAACCTGAATAATCACCATCAACTAAAGCACTGCCCCAAAAATTTGGTAGGTGTAAAGATTGAAATTTCATGATTCATCCTCGTTAATAAAAAAAACATAAGTTCCTTTTTCTTTTGTAATTTCAAGCATTACCCAAGATAATGGACACTTATCCAACCAATCTTGAAATTTATCAGGCATCAACGGGCCTGAATAGTAAGGTATAGATAATTTATTCATGATCTGAAAAGTCAGGGGCTAATATTCCATTTCCACCCCAGTCTCTATGTATTTCTAATTTATTTTCTTTTACGAATTCATCATCTATTTTTAAAGCATATCCCCTTGGATCGTTATTAAAAAAGATTTTAAAATCATTTAAATTTTTTAAATTCAAAATTTTTGAAATACTTTTAAAAACTTTTTCAACTTCTTTTTCAACGTTTAAACCGTTGTAATCATCTTCGGCTAGTCTGTGAGCTTTATTTTCTAATCTGAAAAGTTGCTTACATAACTTGATTGAATCAACATCGGTTGAAAGCTTGAAGATCGTTTTTAAATCTTCGCCGTGTTTTTCAATCCGTTGATACATCTTTTCCTTTTGGGTCGTTGCCATTGTTCATAGAAAAAATTTAGTTACTGTGGTATTCTAATATCCAATTATTGTATTGTCAAACTATGTCACAAATAAAAGGTTTAGCGAGACTTATTAAACTTGCAAACTTACCTTTAAAATCTATTGACTCTTACACTGCCTCAGAGTTAGACCTGATAATTTCTCACTGCACTAGTCCGAACAATAAGCTTTATGGCTACTTGATACAGCTTAGATGCAACAAAAGAATACAAGACAATAAACCCTAGTAAATACTAGGGCTTATTGTTTTCATTTCTTTGACGTTTTCACCCTCTAATATCTGAATTAAAGACCACTCTGTCTCTTCAAAACTTTTTAAATCTTCTTCGCTTACTTGGTACGGGCTATGCTGTACTGTCCAATCTACTCGCCTTTGAACTTCTTCTATTAAATAATCCTGCATTTCGTCAAAGAAATCAAAATACGAAACACTTGGTTTCGTATCGAGATAATCTGCGGAATAAATAACTTGATACATTTTTTTAATAAATAAAATATCCCTAGTGACTAGCTAGGGATTTTAATTAACTAACTACTTTTAAAGTTTCCAGAAATGGTGCTTCTCGAGTTCCGTTTAACTCTGTTACCTTGCCGCAATAGTCAGCATTCCATCCGTCAAAACCTGTAATATCGTAAAAATGAACAGGCCAGAGAGCGTTCTTTTTAAATTTAAAAAGATGTTTCCAATCTCTTTTGGTTCGCTTAACAATGATCGAAGCCATTTCCTCAATCGGAGTATCAGATGAACTATAAAAAGTTGATCCTCCTGAAATAAAAACTATCCCTAAAATCATTTTTTCAGGGATAGCTTTTTTACTTTCTTTTTTCATCCTTAAACAAAATCTGGAAGTTTTACAACATCGTTTCTCAAGTCATGGAATTGATCACGAGTCATTTTTATTTGAACTTGTGATCCTCCAAGAACTTCGTCAACTTCTGTTACTTGTTGGCTAACAAACAACAAAGATACAGTTTTATCTTTGTCATTGTTTACAACATAAGTTTGATCAGCTTCCGCTAGATCATACAAGTTGAATTTGCCTTGCTTTAGTTTCATTAGTTTCATAGAAAATAGAACGTTTTGTTTTACACAGTAGAGCGAACCTATGAGGCTTGTTTCTCTGTGGATCGTTTGGAAGTTTGAAGAGATAGCTAGAACGCTACCTCGTCAGGGTCAAGCTGCTGTTGCAAGTCTGCCCCCATAAACTCCGCTAGTGCTTGAAGTTCTGATTTTGAGACTGTTTCACGCCTGGTGAGACATGAAACAAAATCTTTTTGATCAGGATCAAGTAAGTAGAAGTCCTCTCTACCGAAATTAATTTTTCGGGAGAATGGGATGAATCCCTTATCCATTTTTTATTAAGTTGTAAAGGTTCTTTTTTTGAAGGAAGCCTGTCACGCTATGTCCTTACATAACTATTATAGTGTATTATTACCCTTATGGCTATACGCTTAGGACAGTTTCTTAATTGGCATACGTCTACCTTAGGTAGGGGTAGTGTTGCAAAAGTAGACGTATTAAATCACCGCCCGTATAACTTAAATATATTCTCGAAACTAAGTGTTACGTGATTAGCGTAAGTCTGAAGAAGGAGGTTCAATTTTTATCGATAGTTCAGGTGCATGAACGTTGACATGTTCAACACTTTCACCAATTACTCTGCCAATAGAATCAAGAACCTGAGCAGCAGTTTGAAGCTGTCCTTTACGGATAGCTTTTTCAAAGAGTCTTAATCGTGCTGCTTGAAGACGAGAGAGCATGTTTTCTCTATCTTTTTGCCAATCTTCAGCAGTCCAAGCATTAACTTGTCTCCAATCCTTCCAACCTGTAGCTAAAGAAACGCCTTCACGTTTTGAATGATCTAGTACAAGCTGTCTAGCTGGCAAACCTTCAAGCTGTCTACTATATAAGCGTTGTTGACGAGCTTCAACGTAGCTAGATCTATCTAGGCCATCACCTAAACATCTTTTTTTTCTTTTTGTCTGTGTCTCTGGAGCGATAATTTCTCCAAAACTGTCCATACATGAATCGGTCACGGACGCAACTCAAAATAACGGTATTGATAGAATAA